GATTCCGGTGGTCGTGGGTTCGAGCCCCATCGTCAACCCCATTACCATTACCTTTCAGCGATAGCCCTTACTAACTTCCGAACACTTCCGAATATTTTTCCGAATATACAGTGGTGTTCATCCATCCAGTTTTGGCCTATTTTAGGGTGGGAGTTACTTTGATTTTGCGATCATAGATTGCAACTTGAGATTGGGTCTTGTGACCAGAAAATTCTTGCTTATTCCCCTCGTAATCGGAAATAGCTTTTGCCTTGATGTCGTGGAAAGTAAAATCTATACTTAATTCACCATCGTATTTACGCTTTGCTTCTTTTCTGGCAGCTATAGCCCACTTTGCCATTGTCTTCTGTAAAGGCTGATGCCCTTTCTTATCACAAAACACTAATTCAAAATTAGTTACTTCTTGTACTGACAAGGCTAGGTCAACCGCAGCGCGCAGTCTTGGGTTCCATTCTTTTATTTGTTTCTTGCCTGTTTTACCCTGGCGAATGAAAATACCTTCTTTTCTTAATTGGCTGCGCTTTAAACTCCATACATCACCTTGCCTAGCCGCACAGCAATAACTAATTTCCATACACGCAGCCAGAAGGGGCCACTTTATGTAAGCCTCTGCCAACCAAAGAAAGTATTCCCAATCTTCAATATAGCGATCACGGGGGGGCTCTTTAAAGTCTTTAACACCTATAGTCGGGTTCATTTGCACTTTGCCGTTTTCATAGGCCCATGCAAACACAGTGCTTAAAAATGATCTTTCACGATTGGCTTGAGTGGTTACGCCAGATTCTTTGCGTTTATCCATGTACTGGCGAATGTGATGGGGTTTAATGCGGTGTCGATTCATTTGCCCAAAACCAGATATAAACTTTTCAGCGTATCGGGCATAGTCTAATTTAGTGCGTGGTGCTAAGTCTCTGTGGTTTACGCTTGCCATGTACCCACGGATAACCTCAGCAAACGCACCTGTTGGTTCCTCATGCAGTAATCTAGCCGATTTATACTTTGCTAGAATGATTTCTTTAGGTTCAGTTAACTTGCCCAGACGCACACAGCCACCGCTTTTAGGGCGATATTCATAAGCACTCTTGCCTATATAACACCGCACAGGTAGCCAATCAGGGCCGTTAATTCGTTTTCTGGGAGCCATTTATAAACCCATTGCTTCAAAATCCGGTTCATCATTATGCGCTATAGCTTGATTAAATCGCAAATGAGTCGGATTGTTAAAACTGTACCAGGTTACATGAGGTGTGCCATTCGCATCTTTCATAAAGAATATGCCGTGGTCAGTTAACACCTTGCACTGCTTGGCTTGTGCTTTGTATCCCGTCACCTTTTCAAGATCACTTTCACTCATTAGATCATTCATTATTTGTTATCCTTCACAGTAAACTCTTCAATAATGCAGCTTGGAGATAACCCAAGGTCCACCCTGTCTTTTATTCTGGCGCGCTCATTAACCGGAATTTTTTGATTAAAAATTGCATCCCATCCTAGCGAATATTTATCGTTAGGAGCTTTTGTGCGGATCGTATCACCCGTAATGTCATTACTTGAAGCCATAGACCTTTCCTTCGCTTAGAGTAGGCTTGCAAGGCTGTTTTAAAGCCTTACGCACCCATTTAATTAGTAGGTTTCGCCTATTTAACTCAGCCAATATATCTGAGTCAGACAGCATGGTAATCGGGACCGGAACCTGGACCTGTAACTTAACCTTGGTGTTCATCATCATCCTCAAAATAATAAATTTGGCATTTGTCATTTACAGTAACGTCATCGTATTTCTCATCATAACCAGACGCTTCAAATTCATCTTCAAACGCTTCAATTTGATTGCTAAAGTCTCTTAATTTGTGAATTAAAAAAGAAAAATAATATTGATGTATTTCAGCATAATCACTCATCATTTTAATAATTACGCCTTCACCATCGTACATAAACGTCATTATTCCCTCGTCACCATCATCAAAAATATATCCACCTCTCACTGGAATCCAATGATATTCAAAATCATTTTTGCTTTGGTAAAGTTTGGGTTTATTATTTTCCATTGCCACCTCTAAAACGGAATGTCATCATCGCCAAAGCCATCTGACGGTCCTTTGTCCCACTCACTCATAGCAGCCTTTGCTTCAGCCATTTGAGTTGATTGCTGTGGAGCTTGAGTGTGGGGTTGGTTATCCTTAACTGTCACAGCCAGGCTAAGTGCTGGACTTTTCGGGTTAGCATCTGCTTTCCGTTTCCAACCACTTAAAAAGTAATCTTTGCCATCCACTAAAATAGAGCCTGTAAAATCCGGCTGCGTGTTTTTCGTTTTGACGTTGGCCCATATTGCTCCGCGATTATTATTGTCGTACTGACTCATTTTCATTCTCCAGTTGTTTTAAAAAGTTAAGTCCATGTGGCCTTCATTGACCACATCTAAAAATTTAAGAAGCTTTTCTCTGCACTCATCGATGTCATCAAAATCGGCCCTAGTGACGGTTTTAACGAACAATGGACGCTCATAGTTCCGGTCATCAAAGCTTGCAAATACCCAAAATGAAACGTCATCTGACATGATAAATGGGGCTTTGACCTGGTAGAGATATTCTTTGGGTATTTCATTTTTCATCAAATATTCAACGTGCTTTTTACTGTTTGGGCATTTGGTTTCAATACCCCCAGTGATCACGCCATCTTCTTCAAATATTCCATCGGGTGATATGGAAAAGCGTGAGTATTTGTCATCTAGCAATAAGCCTGTTTCTTCAAAATCTAAAGCCATTTCATATGATGCCGCCTTAATAGCAAAGGGCTCTAACTCATTGCCCCTATCAATAGCCGGAGTGCTTAAATCGCTCATCTGGACTTCGGTCATACGGTCTGCAATCAACGAGTACATCAATGTCTTCTGTACTGCTGGAGTCCCCAGTGCGCTACTGAGACTAGTGCCAGTGACATTGCCATGCCTAGCTTTAAGCCAATCCAAAGACTTTTGCTCCATATCAACCTTATACATTAGACGCTCCTATCTTGTTTTTCATGGTGTCTTTATGCTCAGTCAAACGAGCTTTTAAATGTTTTGGTATTGAAGTAAACGCCTGCTTTAATTCTTGCATTGTGGTGCAATTACTTAGGCTGTTTACATACTGGTCAATGTTTTCATTGGTATCAGGTATTGCTGCTCTGACGCGCAAAGCCATTACTTCATCGCCAAATGCTTTCACCATCATTGCGTATATTTGAATGCTCTGGCCTTTCCAGTGGTGGTAGCTAGGGCCGTACAAAGAGGCAATGGTTTTTACATTGGTAATGTTCATTACCATTGGTGGGGCATTTACAAAAGTGATTACTGGCACTTCTTCTTGCTGACCATTTGTGCTTCTAATGCTTTGCATTTCGACATGATCAATCGTGGCTACTAGCTCTTCACCTTCATTAAGATTGTGTGAACCAAGTAACAGGGTCTTATTCGGAAATAGGGTTTTCCAATGCGTTGTCTGGCTTGGCTCATACACAATACTGGGGTTAATTGTTGCTACATTATTCATAGCTCGACTCCTACTAAAATTAATATTATTACAAACATCCATACCTGGACTGATGCGCTCATGCGGTCATACCGACTGTCCACCACACTGTGCAGATAATCCATATGACTACACCTAATGCACTAATGAAAAAATCTTCTCGTGACTTATTCATGATCAATGCTCCGAATGTTTATCGGCATACCACTCAAGCGTGAGCTCAGGGTGGTTGTTTTTAAAATAAACTGAGGCACACTTGGTAATGATTTCTTGAGCAAGCTGGCTGGCTTCTTCTGGGAAACGAAACGCTAATGAGATAACACGCGCCTGTTCTTCTTCATCGCCATACTGATAAAGATCAGAAACGTGATAATGGTTTGTGCCAATTTTTACTGAGCCATCATAAAGAAGATCATCTTTTAACTCGTTGAACGCATCTTCAAGAATGTAGTCAGGTGCTTCAGTCACATCAGTGTGAATGTTGACCTGATTGCTTACATGACAGTAAGTTTGTGTGTCCATGATCTACTCCAAATGCTCTTAGGCATACATTTAATGTAGTTACATGTTAGCAGACTGACATTTATAGTCAAGCGGAAGGGTTAAATAAATTTATAATGTTAGCTGAAAAAGGGGGTTTTATCGGGAAAAATGAGGAATATGGTATCAAGAAAGAGCAAATTATAGAGGTGGCCCTTGCTGGCACTGCTCGTTGTCGTTGTTTCCAAAGTTTGTTGCCATATTCTTAAATATGGGTTGATCAAGAGCAACCGCAGGATAGCAATCAAAGAATCGGTCTGTGTGGATAATCCACCAGGGCCAATCTTGAATCATCCAAGCAAGATTTTTTGATCGGTTATTGTTTAATTCTGAAACTAACATACATTTCCTAATTCTAAATTTATTCGGCTATATAAGAGCCGACAATGACACCTATGATGGTGTGTTTGTCAGTCATTTCGATAATTGGATATGCGGTATTAAGGGCTTTTAAATAACCAACCCCACCATCAATCACATACTCTCGAAACACTGATTGCAGCGTTACCTGGTCAATTGCAACTACGCGATCACCGGACTTTGCTTGCCTATCTCTATCAACAAAAATTAAAGACCCTTGAGCATAACTTCGCCCAACAGTGTTAGTCATTACGTCATTTTCAACTTCCAACGCAAAACTATTTTCATTTAAATCATGTGGACATCCTACCCATCTTGAACTCTCCAAAATAAAATTTCCTGTTAAAATGTCAGGTAAACTATCCCATCTCATAATAGGAGCCTTCCTTGTGATTGGTTGGAGCTTGAGCCCCACCATTTTGCCTGGGTCACGGTTCGACACTAATTGTTCTGTTGTGATCCCAAAAGCCTTAGCTAGCGAGACTAAGCTGTCGCCTTTTACCTCCGCTACTGGGTTGGTTTCTAACTGGGCAATTCTGCCCCTGCTAAGTAAAGTCCTTTTTGACAGGTCCAGCTGGGACCATCCTTCGCTTTTCCGTAAAGCCTTTACCTTCTTGCCTAAATCCATGTCTATATACTCATGTAGTTGTTATGGGTTCCTGTTAGCTAGAATACATTTTAATGATGCTCAACTGTTTGCATTGTTAAGTCAGTGTGCTAACATTAATGTATGAAAATATTAAAGCAAGAAGCCATTCAATCATTTGGTGGCGTTAAGAAACTCGCTGATGCCTTGGGTATATACCACTCTGCGGTGAGTCAATGGGGAGAGTTTGTCCCAGAGCTTCGGGGCTATCAGATCGCTGTGCTTCTGCATCAAACAAATCAAACTGTTCAGTCAACGGAGGCCGAATGTCTGAAAAATATAAAATGACAGTCAACATCGACTTAGGCCGAGATATCGTTTTCGGAAAGATGTGTTCTGCGCTGGGAGTTTCTAAAACTGAACGAATTAATTTTCTCATTTCTCAAGACCTCGAAATACACGAAAAACTGTGCCGAGAATTATCGGACGCTTTTCCGAACTTCTCCATGGATGCTAAAGGAATACGCGAGAGGGGCTTGGGATGAGCATTCTTGTTGCGCCATTAGAGGCTTTAACTGATGCGATGCTTTCAGATCCCGAAAGGCGTGTCTTACTGGCTTTGTTCAGTTATCGGGGCAAAGTGACCGAGTTAGTTTTTCCAAGCCTAGAGGCACTCTCTGAGCGTTCTAACATCAACGACAAAACTCGCATTTCTAAGATTACGACTAGCCTGGCAAAGAAGGGCTGGTTGACCAAGAAGAAGAGGGGGTTTACAGGCTGCAATCAATACACGATGTGTATGCCAGAAAGACTTACCAATTTGGACTTAGAGACCAACTTGGCATTAGAGACCAACTTGGTCCCAGACACCAACTCCAATTTGGACTCAGACACCAACTACGATCTTGGACTGAGAGACCATGTACAAGTAACAAACCAATTAACAAACCAATATAACAAACCAATAAAGACTTCTTCCAAGGCGTTTATCAAACCATCGGTTGATGAGCTTACTCAATTTATATTTAAACATGGTGAAGAAAAACCTTTATTGGTCAACCCTGCTGTTTATGCCAATGAAATATTTGATCACTACGAGTCAAATGGCTGGAAGGTTGGCAAGAACGCAATGAAGAATTGGAAAGCAGCCACAAGATCTTGGATTAATCGTAATCAGAAAAATAAAACCAACGGAGGATATTCCAATGGGACTAACCAACAGCAACCAGGTCGCATTACAAGTTCAGACCGAATGCGAACAGCCGCAAATGAACTCGTCCAATCACTCAACCAAGCACACTAGGATCATGGCTGAGCTATGGGTCAGGATGGAAGAGTTGTTTCCGAATTTGTGGGTCAGTGTGAACGGCTTGCCTAGTTTGACTAACGGAAAGTTTGAAACTTGGAGCCGCAAACTATCTGACTTAACAATGGATGATTTCGGCAAGGCATTTGCCAATCTAGAGCAGCACATTGAGGCTTCTGTGCAGCGAAAGGAAAAGGTTTATCCACCCAGCTACGCAGAGTTTAAAGGGCATATCAAAGGTCTAGCTTATGACGCGATCACAGCGCAGCAAGCTAGGCAGTCAGACACAACCCCGTTGATGATTACCAAGGAACTGTCAGCAGAAGAGCGCGAATACGGCAATCAACAAGCTGCAGCATTAAGAGGAATGTTTGGATGAGTACATTATCAATTGGAGTATTGACCTACAAAAAAGGGTTGCACGGCAAATACTTTTACCTGGCTAGTGATGGTCAGTGGCTTTTATCAGCTGACCAAACAGGTGTTGATAAGGCTTTTAACCCAAATGCAGATAAAAAAGCATTGCCTTCTAAAAAGCCTGCCAGATCTATAGGCGCACCAACAGCCTTCTTAAAGGCAATGGCAGATGGCAAAGCAAGAACAGCGCGAGAGGTAGCCAAGATCACTGGCATCTACTCAACCAATGCTGAGGGAATCATAGGCGGTATGAAATTTCGAGGCAAAGTCAAAATGGCAGGAAGAAGAGTCTGTTTAATATCTAACCACGTTGCACAAACATATATTTGCACTTAGGAGTCGGGATGAAAAACTATTTAGCCGAGCCAAAATTAAAAAGTGATTACAAAGAGTTATTGCCTGATTACCAGGGTCCGGTAACCAAAGCTTCGTGGGGTGAGTCTGGTGGACTTACTCACATTGTGAAAAGTCAGTTAAATCCTACCGCAAGAAAAAAATATAACAAAGAGAGGAATGCCGCATGATCCATGAAAACAGCAGTGCCGCTTACGCAACAATTAAAGACATGAGTTTAACTCATCAGTTTGCGTTGTTAAAAATCGTGAAAGAGAATCCAGATTCGACTGCGCGTGAGATTGAATTGTTAAGCAATGGTATACCAGCCCCTTGGAAAAGATTGCCAGAGTTGAGATTTAAAGGTTTTGTAAACAATCCCTACACACGCCCCTGCAAAGTGACGGGTAGGAAATCAATGGTTTGGGCAGCTGCATGAGCGAAGTTGTTTATAGCGTAGACAATAAAAACGTGTCTGGAATGATTTCTCAGATCGTTCAAATGATCAACAAGGGTTTATTTATTGGCCCAGTGGAAGTTGTTCTTAGACGCAAAGCCAGAAGCCAGAGTCAGAATAAAAAGATGTGGCCTATGCTGGCTGACGTTCAAAAACAGGTGAATTGGTATGACGAAAATCTCGACACCGAAGATTGGAAAACCATGTTCATGGCAAGCCTCAGTAAGCAGCGCGCTATTCCAGGCTTGGATGGTGGGTTCGTTGGTCTCTCTCGCAGAAGTAGTCTTTTAAACAAAGAAGAATTTTCTCAAC